GTTCAGCTTTAGACATAACTGGAAACCTAAAGTCTCCACTATCTAATGCTGTAGAGCCAAGTAAGTTAGAACCACCACCAATAATACGACCTGTAAAGATGTATTCTTGTGCTTGTGAGTTTTGTTTTTGTATAACGCTGACCTTAAAATCACCACTATCTTGATATCTTAGTAGCCAATGTTTGATCTGTAGTCGTCCACCAGTAATCGCAACACGTCCACCAGATGATGTAGGTTCTTTAAGCGTAGGCTCAGAGAACTCATAAGTCATTGTGTAACGTTCACCTACATAGAATTCTGTTGATGTATGATTGCCTGATACGATAATTGTTGTACCTGACGCGCTCACATTATTTAACACAGTACCTTGATTTGTACCTCTAGTTACTACAACTGGATTATTCATAGTATATGGAGTTGTTATTGTCGTTTGATTAGTTGAACTATTATATGCTTTACTAACGTTTGCGTTAGATAATCGATAGTCTAATCTGGTAACATAATCTTGATTGCTATCACTTCGACCTGCATCAAAATGTATTTGCATTAGTAGAGTTTTACCTGATTTATTTAAAACAACATATAATGTGCTTTCTATAAATTCAGCATTTAATACTTCACTATTATCAAATGTATATTTAGACCAAGACGATTGCATTTTCTCACGCCCAGCCCAATGATACTTATATAAGAATATTGTATCTGTAGCTAAAGAAGACATCATAATTAATGCATTTTCAGCGGTACTAGCCGCTAACTTATAAACACCGTCAGGAACATACTTAGCTACGTGAGATGTAATATCTGTAGCGTCTGATCTATCTGTATCATCAACAACATAATATTCTCTAACCGATGTGAACCCACCACGCTTGGCAGGGAAATATACAACACTACCAGCACTTACAGGGCTTGTAACTGTATTAGCTTCATACTCAGTTGTTTGACTTATAGATGTATTCTTAGGTGTAATAAAATCACCACCCTTTAGAATGAACTGTGTCTGATCAGAGAATAGTAATAATTTACGGTCAAAAGGCACAGCGTGTTTCAATGTAGAAACTTTAACGTGACTAGCCGCTACGTCTATTGGGTCGTTATCTAAAAGACTTCTAGCAGTCGTTGCAAAGAAATCAAAGTAATCTGAAGTCCTCGACATAATAACATTCTCACCTGCCAGCACTCCAAAGCGGTTCTGAAAGAAGAATACATCTGTAATTTTCTGTCCTATGAATGATGGGTTTGCTATGGATATTTCATCACCTACAGCTCTATCGCCCCAATTTGCTTGTTCAAATGTGAATGTCCCATTTGCTTGTCTTATTAAAAGGTGTGGCATTGTTGCGGCGTTTAGTTCGTATTCTATGTTAGGTTTAGCCCATTCAATCCATACACCAGAACCTATTTTATTTTGTGTTCCGTTATCACTTTCAAACTTTACATAGTAATCATCAAAGTCGTTTGTTTGATCGCCTTGTACGTGTGCTATATAACCATCAGGAGCATTTGCAGGTAGGTCATCAAACCTTTGTACTGTACCTACAGTTGGACTTAGACCTGTATCTCCTAAACTATCATATGTAGCTAGATCAAATGTAGCATTACCTGTCTTGGTTATAACAACTGTTGAACCATCAGCCTGTGCTGAAAAGTTAGAAACACCATTAATTGCTGTAGCTAATGCTGTGGCAATTTCATCTGTGCGTGTTGTAACTTGATCTGTTTCAGATGTTACGTGGTTAGCGGCAATACTACCGTCTAAATATACAGTGTATCTTTGGTTATAATCACCCTGTTTAACAGCTATTAATCCTGTAAATGGATATGAAGGGGTTAGCTGTGTACTCATTGCTGTTGTCTGTGTTGAGTTAACAATGAATGTATAATCAGCAACTGTAACAGCTCTAAAATCAGTAGCTGGTGTTGTGCTGTTTAGGTAAGCAGTACCATTAGGGTAAGTAACGGTTTTCTGATTACCAGCTAGGTCATAGATAGAAATCTGATTACTAGCGTTAATAAACATGAAATAACGTTCTGATATGTCCCTGTTTATTAAGTGTGTGAATGACCCCGTTGTTGCGGAGTTACTCATTGTCGCCACGTATTCTAGCGGTGGTCGCTTTTGTAGACCCTCAACAAGAGAAGGGAACGCATTAATCTGTTGTTCAGCTTGAGATGATAATCTTAGAGCTGGAGATTGTTGCGATATACCTTGTACCAAGTTGGGGATAGCAGAACTTATCATACCCATTAGATCATCCTACGGTTATTTCCACGGTTCATTACACGCGATACTGAATAGCTATCCATCATGTTATAATCCGCTGTATCTCCTTCGAAATCTTTCAGATCAATTAACGCTTTATGTTCATCTCTTGATACCATTTTACTAATAGTCTCTGAATTAAGCATACGGTCTGAAAATATACGTGCGGCTCTTGTAGTAATGTAACGTTTAGCTACATCAGGTAGTGCCAAGAAGTCTCTATAATATACGATTGTTGCTTCAACACTTGATTGAAATTCTGATGATCTAGATGATAGATCAAATAACAGTCCATCTCTCTCAACTGTATTGAAGTCTGGTGTGTCGATACGTGCAACATCTGCAGGTACAACTATTTGTTTAAATTCGTTACGACTAAGCACAACTTTATCTTCAGTATTAAAGTGCCAGCCTTGAGCTTGAACCTCACGGCTTACCTCAGTCAGCACTTGGTTAGCGATTGTCACATCTGTAACCTGATTGCCTGTAAGTGTGTTAACAGGAGCTTCGCCGATTGTTGTCAGCAAAACGTTGACCGCTTCTAGTTCGGTCATAGACGTTGGTTTTGTCATGATGTCCTCATTAAAAAAAAGGGTTGACCCGATTAAAGGCCAACCCAAAAATTAGATTAAGCAGATTTGATTTCTACAGAACACTCTGGACGCAAGATGCCATGCCCCATTGCGTACTTCGCCGCCATTAATGTACCTTGATACATAACTTCGAAGTCACCTGATGTTCTTTCAACTGCTAAGTCCATTAACTTAACAGTACCCAAAGCTTGCTTCTGCATTACTACAGCTACAGTGTTTTGGAAGTCACCGTGGTATGTGTTGTTCTCACCAGCTACTGCTGATACGTTTGTTGTTGGTACGTTGTTAGATTTAACAATATCAATACCAGCAACTTTAAGAACTGTACCGTCTGCATAAACACCAGCACCACCGAAGTCACGGTTGATTACGTCTGTTGTTTGTACAAGGTTGTAGTATTGTGAAGGTTTCACGATAGCTACACGCTCATTCTCAGGAACGTCTTTCTCGTCCATGATTTTAGCCGCTTCAAAGATTGATGCCGCTAATGATGCGCCGTTAGTTGCCGCGTCTGCGTCTGTGATAGCTGAACCGCCGTTACCACCTGTTACAGTAGCACCAGAACGAGCCGCTAATACAGCTAATTGTAAACAGCGAACATCGAATTGTTTAGCTAGAGCCATACCTAATAGACGTGAGTATTCTGCACGTACATCATAGTGGTTCTTAGCTTCATCGATATTTGCGATAAATGTGTCAGCAATTAATACGTCATCGATGTTGATAACGATTTCATTGTGAGCGATTTGTTGTGTACCCAATAGTGGTGTACCTACAGTGTGGTATGCGGCATTCGCTTTACCTGTCACTGGGAATGATGCTGATTTACCAGACGCGATTGTACGCGATACGTGTAAATCTTTCATTACGTTTGTTTCGTCAAAAGCAGTTAAAACTTCACCAGCAAATACTTTAAGAAATAAAGCATTCGACTGCGTTGCATTAGCCGCCGCTAGGTTTGCCGCGCCGAGGCGTGACGGAGTTACGTTTGTCATTGTCTTTTCCTATTGAAAATAATTTATAGATTTAAGAATGACTTTCGGTCTCTTACTAGGCAGGGTTGTCATACGCATATGGCCTTGTCGTTCATTGTCGATAGTCTCAACCACCCAAATTAGGTGTGTTAGTTATTTCTTAGTACCTTTTCCGTAAGGTTTTTTCTTAGACATAGTTACTCCTATAATAGTATTGATGGGGATTTCTCCCCACCATAATAGTTTTAAAATACTGAAGACCGTCCTAGTTTTTCTTCAACGTCTTTAGTGTACGCTGAGTCTTTACCGTATCGAGGGTCTTTCATAGCCGCTACAACTTGTGCTGTGCTACGGAATTCATCTTTAGATGCCGCTGATGCTCTACCTTGTAGTAAGCTAGGCTCAGAACCTTCTGCCGCTTCACGTTTAGATGCAAGCCATTCGACTGCCATCTTTGCATTCTCAGTCCCACCATCGACCATGTTGTTATACAACTCTAGTTCTTTAGTATCGAGAGATTGCTTTGCCCAATCAGTTAATTCTGCGTAACCTTCTTCACCACCAGCTACATCCATAACTGCGGCAACATCGGCTGTTGCTCCTGATTGCATACCTTTAATGTATGTCTCCACCATTTCCCGTGGATATCCCATACCTTCAAGTTCTGTGAAGCTATCATTAGATAACTCACCACCAGCGGCGTATTCATCTGCAAACTTTGTAAAGCTGACAGGTTCACCTTTAGGTGTCTCAATGTCTGCTTCTGGAGTATCATTTGGTGATGACATCTTCTTCTCAAGTTCGCCGTATGATTTAGCCATATCTTCTGGTGAGCTAAACTTTTCGGGCAACCACTCAGGTCGTTCAGAAAGATTATCTTCTGCAACTGGTGCTTCAGAACCTGTCTCTTCTTCTGTTATTGTGATGCTTTCTGCCATTCTTAGAAGTCTTCCCTTTTAATTGGGTGTGGATTTCCTTTGATAATGGAAGGTGTTGCCAGTGGTTTCTTTACAGGCTCTTCTGAAGGTTTCTTATCCTTCGCCGCCTTGCTGTCTTTGGCTTTCAACATATGAATTTCCTAATGCTTTAACTCCCTCTTGAATTGCGTTTGGCGAAGCTTGCATTGCCATTTGTTGCATCTGCGCTTGCTGTTGCTCTTGGGAGATTTGTTCTTGTGTTTTAATAAGACCGTCTGTCTCGATGCCTAATGCTGTTGCACGGCGTTTGATATAGTCCTGTAAGTTTACATATTGCTGTAATACTTCAGACCCTAATGCTTGAGACATTCCTTGTATAAACAAATCTAATTTGCGTAGGTCATGCCCACGTCCTAGTGCTTCCATACCAGTTACGATTGAAGGTTTTACAACCTCTTCTGGTAACTTAGGTAGCTTCTTAGATTTAGTTAGTACGTCGATCTTACGGTTAATGTAAGGTAACTGAAATTCTTGAGATAAGATTGAGTAAATACCTGATAGGGTATCTTCTAGTTCACCTGCAAGATATCGTATTTCTTCCGCTGTTACACGTTCAGCGTTTCGAGATACAGATGATTGTAACATGAACTGTTGTGATAGGCGTTCTTCAATACCCTGCATAGCTTGGTAAGCCACGCGGAAGTCGTTGAACTTATCCATCTGTAAAACAGACACATCGTTCTTATTACCTTCAATGATTGCTGTATTCTCTGCTTGAGCTATTGTTCTCATTCTGGTTGTACCGTTAGGATTAACCATGAATAATACTTTAGCCGCCGCCGCCGCGCCCTCAACGATTGCTTGTGATAAAGCTTCAAGAGACCGTAAGTCACCTAGAAGTTCTTCAACAAACCCTCGACCATAATCCTCACCGTCAATACGGGAGAACCTTAATGGTAGGAATGGTACGCTATCTTTCTTATATTTACCTTTAGAGCCAGTAACTAATGTACCCTTGCACTCTTGGTAAACAGTATAGAAATCATTCTTACGCTCTATATGAGTGTAGATTTCTACAGTCTTTTCGTCACCTTCAAGTTTTCCTGTTATGTTAGCCGCTGTCGCTTTGTCCAGAGCGTTAGGTGAAACGTGTTCAACCGTTACTATCTCTAACACTTCGCCGTTAGGGGCGCGTGATACAACATAACTATCTAAATGGATTACTCTTGTTTTATTTTGACCGACTTGTAACAAAACGTTACCGCCGACAATTAAGTGTTTTAACGCTTCATGTACCGCTACTCGATCACC